ATCCAACATCAGAAGAAGGTGCGATTATAAAAAGGGAATGGTGGAGAAAGTGGGATAAAGATTATATTCCACCACTTGAGCATGTCATACAATCTTATGATACTGCATTTATGAAAAAGACATCTGCCGATTATTCAGCAATAACTACGTGGGGTGTTTTCTATAGTGATGAAGACTCAGGACCACAACTTATTTTATTAGATGCAATTAAAGATCGATTTGAATTTCCTGAGCTTCGTAGAATAGCATATCAACAATATCAGTATTGGCAACCAGAATCTGTACTTGTTGAAGCAAAAGCTTCAGGACTCCCATTAACTTATGAATTGCGTAAAATGGGGATCCCTGTTATAAACTTCACACCATCAAAAGGCAACGACAAGCATAGTAGAGTAAATGCTGTCGCACCTCTATTTGAGTCTGGACAAATATGGGCGCCAACTCATAAAGATTTTGCCCAAGAGGTTATTGAGGAATGTGCGGCTTTTCCTTATGGAGACTACGATGACTTGGTAGATTCCATGACTCAAGCTGTAATGAGATTTAGACAAGGTGGCTTTGTAGAACATCCTGAGGATTACAAAGATGAAGCTTTGAATAGACGTAAAAGGAATTACTATTAATGAATAAAACTTTAGAACTTTTAAAACTGTTTGAAAAGTTTGGTGTTAAGCCAGGCAAGATTATAGGAGCAGGCGACAGGAAAGTAGTTCCAATCAAAAAACCAATTTTATCTAAACCTTTAAATAGAGATTATCTTTTAGAAGATGTTGAAGGTGGAAAGCTTGGAATTAATACAGTTAAAAATGAAATTGAAGATATTGCTCCATTGTTTTTTCAAAAACAATTAAATGATGTTGAAATAAACAATATAGTTAATAATTTAAATTATTTAGACAAGTTACTTAATCCAACTAATGTTTTAGATATTACAACTAAAGCCCCTGTTAAAGGTTTAGAATCTCTTAGACCAACATCAATAGCTGGTGGATTAGAGAAAGCTGGTAAACAATTAGAAGAAGTTGGAAAAAAATTAGAAGAAACTAAACCAGAAATTAATATTAATAATCTTATAAAAGATTTTGCACAAGGCCAAAGAGCTATGCAAGACGAATATAAAAGAGGATTAACTAGAGCAACTGCAAGAAGTATTTTGTATAAAGATATTGAAGCTGGAAAAATTAAAGGAATGACTTTTGAACAATTAGGAAGTGCAAAAGATCCAATTGATGATTTTAGAAAAATTTATGGTGAAGACGCGTTAGAAAAATTAGATAGTTTAACAGATAACTTTTCTCAAATGACAAGTGCGGAAGAAGCTGCAAAATTTGCAAAAACAAAATTTAAATTTGAACCACGTACAAGTACATTACCAGAAACTACAACTATTGAAGAAGCTAAAAAAGCAGAACAAGAATTTGGAATTAATAAACCAGCTAAGGTCAAAGACTTTAAAGCAGAAGCTACTAAGAGAACAAGTATAGATGATTTAATAGATGAATATAATGCAAATCAAGATAGATTAAGATTATCGGATGAAGAAGGTGGTACTGCAATAAGTTATGATGAATTTAGAAAATTACAAGAGAGAAATAAACAGATTGCAGATGCTTTAGAAAATAAAGGAATATCTTCTAAGATAGAAGAAGAAGTTAAACCAGAAGGAATAGTTATTCCATTTAGAAAAAAAATTACAGAGCCAGAAGAGTTTGCTGATGGTGGAATTACTAGAACAAAATTTGCATCAGGTGGAAAAGGTAAAAAAGTTTTAGATATAATTAAAAAAGCAAATAAAGAGCTTAAAGGTAAAAAGTCTATGGAAACTGTTAATCCTAAAACTGGGGAAGTTAAAGTTGCAGATGAGTTTGTAACAACAGCAGATAAAATAAAAAGAAAACCAACAAAAGAAGAATACGATGAGTATAGCGAAATATTAGACGACAGTGAAAATTTTGTAGTTCAAGGAAATGAAACATTTGAAGAATTAGATGCATTGGTTAAAAAACAAAAAGATTATGAAGATTACATGTATGTACAATACAAAAGAGGTAAACTAGATCCTGTAGCAGGTGAAAATACTAGAGATAGGATGAACTTTTTAAGAAAAAAATCTGAAGAAGCAGGAATGGTAGGTGATAGAAGATTATTTACTTTTAATGAGATGAGAGAGTTAGAAAATTTGGAAAGAAAATTTAGCCCAATGGGTGTTCCAAAAAATCAAATAAGTGAAGCTGAAATGATTAAACAAAAATATGGAAATGTAATTGATGATGATCTTTTACAACAAATCTTGGTTGACGATAATCCTCAAAGAAAAGCGGAAGTGCTTGCTTCAATTGATGAAGCTATAAAAATGCAACAAAAAGGAATAGCTCCTGAAGAGATCATTAACATTATAAAAAATACTACAAGAACCAAACAAGCTAAAGGCGGTTCTGTTGGTATGGATTACTTAATGGGATTTTAAATGGGTATCGGTTCATATAAAGAAGCGGAAAGATACCGTATGCGTACAAATAAAAATTTAACAAGAACTTTTTATTTAGATACAAGACGAACTCTAGATGAAGAACCTTTTGCCTGGGAACAGCCGCAAGATGCAGGCATCATGCAGCCGGAAGCTGTGCAAGAGTTTAATGATGGAGGTAGGGTTGGATTTAAAACAGGTGGAGATGTTCAAAACTGGGTTAAAGAAACTTATCCTGATGTTAATTTTGATTTTGAAAAATATCCTAAATTTGGAGTTGATGTTAAATCAGAAAATTATGATAAAGTTAGAAAAGCAATTAGTAAAAAAATAATAGATCCAAGTTATAGCAAAACAACATTTGACCTTGGCATAAATAGAATATCAGATGCTTTTTTAAAATCTTACGCTGAAGATGATGTTAGTTATTTAACTTCTAAAAGTGAATTTAATAAAAAAGGAATGCTATCTCCGAATGATATTAGTTTTTATAGAGCTAAAATAAAAAGTCCCACATTTGTTCAAGACATCGTAGATAAAACAGGTTTAAAAGCAGAAGATATTTTAGATTTAATGGATGAAAGAGAAAACTTTATTGAACTGGATCTAAAACCAACAATAGCTGGAAAAACTAAACAAGATGTTACAGAAAAAACAAATCAAATTATAAGACAAGGGGAAGATTGGTTAATAAAAAATTCTAAAAATTATGACAATGTAGAGGATCTTAAAAAAGGTTTTAAAAGAGTACTTGGTAAAGATCATCCTTTTTTAAAACAAACTTTAAGAACTTCTTATGGAATGCAAAAATTAAATCCATTATTTTATGAAGGAAAACAAAAAAGTTATCAAACACATGGTGCACCAGCTTTTACATATGGAAAACCAGAAATGGAAAATTTATTTAAAGCTTCTTTATATAATTTTAATCCAACAATTAGAGATAAAGTTCTTAATGAATTAAATGATATTTTACCAAAAACAAAAGTAACTGATCCACAAAAATATGATTTAAGAAAAAAATTTGAAAACAGTAAAATTCTTTCTGATTTAGGTATTAATAAAAGATTATCAGGACCAGTGACAAGATTATTAATAAAAGATCTTGGTGAAAATATTATAGAAGATATAAATTTTGTAAAAACTCCAAGACTTGGAGTAGGAGCTTATATAAATTTTTTAAAAGATAAAGTAGATCCTAAATATAAAAAACAATTTGAATTAGTAAATAAGGCTATAAGACAAATTAATTATAAAAATTATAATGGTGCAAAAGAAACTTTTGGAATTGTAGAAAATATAAATTTAGACCATAGAGTTCCAAAATATTTAATTGATGCAGGATATGCTGATGAAATAGAATATATTAAATTAAATCCTATTGGTGAAAAGTTTAATCAAGTAGCTAAAAATAAAAATTTTGATCAACCTATAGCTAGATTAAGCCGACAATACGAAGCTGCTGTTACTCCAGAAGAAAAAACAAAAATTGTTCAAAAAATGAATGAACTTAAAGATAACTTTAATAAACGATATAATAATTATTTATCAGATGTAACTATTAAAGAAATTGATAATAAATTAAATGTGTCTTCTTCTCTTCAACCAACGACATCTTCAGATGAATTTATAAAAGCTTTAGAAACAAATGTAAAACAAAACCCTGAATTATTTAAAATAACAAACGAAGAGAAAACAGCGGTTAAAAATGTACTTAATCGATTAAATACTGGAGCAGATCCTACTCAAATGAGTGAACTTGCTCAACAAGTATATGCTAAAGAAATAAACACTGTTAAAAATTTAGTAGATAGAATTCCAAAACCTATTAAAGCCGCTGCAAAATTTGTTTCATTTGGAGATATTGCTTTAGAAACAATTATGGCTCTTCCAAGATTAGCTTCTGGAGATTTTGAAGGTGCAAAAAGAGAATCTATAGCAGGATTATTTGGATATGGTAAAAGTTTAGAAGAAGAATTATTAGAAGTATCTAAAAATCCACAATTAGTAGATAGAGCATTAAAAAATCTTTCATATATTCCTGAACTTAAAGATCTAATACAAAAGAAAAAAGATTTAGAAGAAAAATTATTTAAAGACAATACTTACGATGAACAATCATCTATTGCATATCAAGATTTAACGACAGTAAATTCTAGAATAAAAGAATTACAAGATTATATAAATAAAAACCAATATCTTGAAGAAGATAGAGATGCACTTTTAAAAACAATTCCAATATTAGCTAAAAAAATAACAGATAGAAATATTGCATCAAAATTAAATATAAAACCTGCACAAGGAATAACTCCTCTTCAAAGATTAGGATTCAAAGATATACAACAAAAAACTCAATACGATATAGCAGAAGAATTGGGTTTGCTTGAAAAGATGGAAGAAAAAGATATTGAAAAAGCATTTGGACAAAAAATAAAAGTTGGGGAACCTCTGACTCAATCACCACAATATTTTGAAACACCAGTAGTTGAAACACCAATTGAAACACAAAATGAAACACCCACTGTAAAAATACCATTTATTGGAAATGAAAGAGTAGAACTTAAAGATGGAGGAGGTCCTAAAATGGGCAGACGTGGATTTTTAGGATTATTAGCAGGAGCGGCAGCTGCACCTGAAATAATAAAAGGTATAAAAGGAACTAAGAAAGCTGCTCAAACAGTAAGAGCTGCATCTAAAATAAAATTTGAAAATCCAAAAGGAATGTATGAATGGTTTCCAGATCTTGTTGAAAAAATAAAAACAAAAGGGAAACCATTTGAAGAAAAAGATTTAGTAATGGAAGCATCATATAAACATGAAGCAAAAGGATATGGTTCTTTTCCAAAAGGAATAGAAAAATTAACTAAACATGTAGATGGTGATACAGAATTTATTTTAAGAGAATACCCGGATGGAAGAATTGCAGTTGATATTCATTCACCAAGAAATCAAGAAAGTTTTGAAACACCTGTAACTCTTTACTACAGACCTACGATGGAGCTTCAATATCGATCTGGTGTAAAAGTAGAACCCGCTGAATTTAAAGTCCTTGAAAAAGAACCTAGATATTTTGCAAATGGACCCGATGATGTAGATATTGAATTGAGTGAAATGAAAAAAGTTCCAGGTAAACATATTGTATACGGAGATGTAGAAGCGGCTGAAAGATTTGCAACAGGAACAATTAAAAATAAAAAAGTTATACCTACTAAACAATTGAGAAGAGATCAAATGATGGATCAACCAGTAGATTTTATTGAAGAAACATCAAACTACGGACCTATATATGATTAAACCAAAAAGATTAACAACTACAGTGCCACCTAAGTCAGGGCCATGCCCACAAGGCTTGAATATTAACTATAATACTGTTACAACAATAAAATCGGAGAAAATTAATGGCAGAAATAGACAAGGGTCTAATCCCAAACATAGGTAGTTCTTTAACTCCTGAACAGGAGATAGAACAAGTCGTATCTGAAACAGAAACAGTTTCATCTAGTCCGACTGAAGTCACTGAAAATGAGGATGGAAGTGTTGATATAAATTTTGACCCTAAAGCAAAGATGAATGAAGCATCTTTAGTTCATGATTCTAACCTTGCAGAATTTATTGATGAAGGAGAACTTAATTTACTTGGCTCTGAACTATATCAAAATTACGAAGATTACAAAAATTCAAGAAGAGACTGGGAACAGGCTTATACACAAGGTTTAGATTTATTAGGATTTAAGTATGAACAAAGAACAGAACCATTTCAAGGTGCATCAGGTGCAACTCATCCAGTATTAGCAGAAGCTGTAACCCAGTTTCAAGCATTAGCATATAAAGAATTACTTCCAGCTGAAGGCCCGGTTAGAACTCAAGTGATTGGAGCAACTACTCCTGAAACAGATCAACAAGCTGAAAGAGTTAAAGAATTTATGAATTATCAAATCATGGATGTCATGAAAGAATATGAACCAGAGTTTGATCAAATGTTATTTTATTTACCATTATCAGGATCTACATTTAAAAAAGTTTATTATGATGAAAC